GTGTGTTCTATTTTCCAGACTGTGAATCTGTCTTGGTCCATCGTTGTAGCCCTATGGCCTCCCATGCTCTAATGATGCCATCTCTTAGGCCGCGGTGGTAGGCATCATCTGCCTCTTTGGCGGACGCCCATCCTACCTCTTTTGACATGCGCGCGTGCGTTTCGCGCATTGCCTGAATGTATCCTTCGTGGTGGGCGGCGCGAATTGCTTGTAGGAGTTGATCATTTGGCATTTTTCTTTACGTCCTCCAGCATTGGCGCGCCCCAAGCGCCGCGTTTTAATGCAACCGCAATCAATGCATAGTTTGCAATGTCAAGCAGCGTGTCTGAAAGCGACTCGTCAGTTTGAACATCAAGCGGGTCAAGGATGACTTGGCCATCAATAACTTTTCCCTGCAGAAACTTCTTTGCTCGAGCAATCTTGTCGTTTCCAATGCGGCTGATTACGCCGTGTAGTCCAAGTTGCTCAATGTTTGAGTTTCCGTATCTACGCTGCTTGTCACACAAAAGCTGAAACGCCTCGTCGTAGATCTCTTTAAAGGTTTCCTCAAATGTCTTGTCTTGATTATTCAGCACTGGTTGCTCCTTGCGGCCACCGGCCTGGGTTTTCGTCATGCCATTTTTTTGCGGACCTTGCTTCATCTGAAAAATGAACGCCGTTTTGGGCAAGGTTTTGGAAGTCGGTACAATTGCCAACTTTTTCATACACCTGCACAGCAAGGTGCAAAAATTCTTGGGCTTGAGCCCAGTTTCTTAGCTCGGCGACGCGAAGTTTTTTCTGGTGCGTGACGTGCGCAACTATTTCAGACTTGCACTCTTTGAGGTTTTCTTGAACCTCTTCAATTGTGTATAGCCGTATTATTTCTCCCATGTGGCCCCCCTTTCATGGGCAAGCCTATCTGGCAGGTCTCATCTTGTCAACAGGGCCCTGCGGATTCCCTCCTCAAGGGTGATTCGTGGCATCCACACATTAAAACAATTGGCTGGATCTGCGACCCTCCAGAACACGCCAGTTGGCTTGTCTGGGTGGGTTTTTATCTCTGGCTGGTAATTTGCTTCTTTTGCAACCATAACCGCCAGATCTAAGAACGAGGTTGGCCTGCCGGTCCCAATGTTCAATGGCTCGCGGTAGTCCTGGTCAATAGCGGCTTGAACGGTTGAGACGATGTCGTCAATGTGGACGAAGTCGCGGGTTTGCATGCCGTCCCCCCACACATCAAATGGGTCAGCCTTGCGCTTGCCGCGCTCAATAAACGATGGGAAAGGATAGTCAAGGGCTTGGTCTTCACCGTATCCTGAGAACGGGCGGAATATGTGCGTGCGCACGCCTTCTGCCTCTGCAAACTGAGCAAGATATTCTCCCGTCAGCTTTGACCAGCCGTAAGTAAAGTCAGGGCTGCGGATGTCATTTAGGTTAATCATGTGCTCGGCGAGAGAAACATGTTCCTCTCGGGTCTGCAACTCAATTGGGTAGGCCGCCGAAGAAGAGAAGTACACCACGCGCTTCTGCTTCGTCCTAATTGACCACTGCCACATCTCTGCGTCAATGGACAGGTCAACGGCAACAGAGAGGGGGTCGCCCTCAATCTTTGCCCTGCCGCCAACGACGGCGGCCAAGTGGACCACTAGGTCGTACTGAACATCGTCTTTTCTGAAAAAGTCTCTTGCGTCTTTTGGGTTATCCGACGCAATATCAATTCCGTGAACATCCCAACCCTTTTCCCTAAAGTGCCTTGTGAAGTGCCGGCCGACAAACCCCTTGTGGCCGGTTATTAAAACAATCACTTTCGTAGCACCAGATTCACGTCCGTTTCCATTTGTGTGCGCTGGTAATCCTCGTATGCAAGACGGTCTTTCTCATACACATGAGATGCATTGACCTCTTGGTACTGCAGATCGTTGACTGCCTTCCCAGCGAGGTAGTGCATGTGCTCAATAACAACATTGGCTCGGTACTGGAGGTTTCCTATCTTGCTACCAAAATCTCTCCAGAAATTGTCCATGTACATGTGGACGAGGACGGGTGGAACCATGTACCCAATTCGTCGGACAATCTCTGCTGACATCGTGACCGCAGTTGGAAGGTTTGCACCCTGAAGGAGATCGTCCCCGTACGAGACGCCTGGGCGTTCGCCAATAGCCTCGCAAAGCATTCGGTCCCAGCCCTTAGTGCGCGGACGATGGTCATCACCCATGAACGACAGGAATTCGTACTTGTCAGCATTCTGCGTCGCAAGCAGGTTCAGCGTTCCGCCCATTCGCAGTCGCGGGTTAATAGACGACCTCTCAAGAACCCGAGCGGAGTATTCGCTCTTGTCGTCATCATCTAAGCCAAAGAGAATATCGGCGTCTTCCGCAGTCTCTTCAAATGCGCTAAGAAGTTCGTCACATGCCTGCGGTCGCTTTCGGCTTGGGACGATAAGGAGAAGTCTTTTGCTCACCTAATTCCTACCTTCTTCTTAAGGAGCCAGCTGACCTCATCATCGGAAAGGCGGGTTAGCTCCTCAAGCCCCTCTCCAATGGTCACCACATACGGTGCGCTGTCGTCTGGGGCGCGTTGATCAAGGGAGATAAGCACTGGGAATTGCTGGGCGTACAAATGATAAATAGCCCATACTTTTTCTGTTGGCGCTCCCTCTCGGTTTTCCATGCCCCCAGTATACATCATCGTGTATACTCAACTAGCTGCCGGGTCTTTCCATCCTTTCACCCGGCAGCAACTTCTCTGGTTCATAGGACCAAGACTCCTCATCACCCAGCTTCCACCTTCCGGCTTCTGCCGAGAATTCCTTTGTGCTGACTTTGAAGTCTGGTCGCTTTGGCTCCTTGTACACGAGAGCTTCATCCTCCCAAAGAACGCGGTTGTTTGGCTGTGCGGCGAACTGCCCGTTGTCTAAGCGGATAAAGTTGTAGGACTTATGCTCTGCTGGGAGCCTTGCCCAATTGGCGTCAATCTCATTGGGGTCTGAATGAACCATATCCACTGTGAATAAATAATGCCCGTGGTGCCATGATGCATCCTGGGTTCGGAACTTACAGCGCATGTTCTTGAGGACCGCCTTCTCAATAACCGCCACCTGGGTGGAGTTGGCGTCCCAAAGCTGTAGGTCTCCAAGCGCAAGGTCTGGCTTTGGCGTTTCTGGCTTCCAGACGTAGGCGCTGAGGGGGAGCTTGTCGTAGAGCGCCCCGTACTCGGGCAAGAACGCCTCAACGTATAGCGCCCTGTGTCTAATTGCTTTGACTGTCACCCAATAGGCTGGGGTAAAATCTCCGTGTCCGTCCTGCAAATCGCGCAGGTACTCCCTGCGAACATAGCAAGAAATTGGCGGGATATTGGCAATTGCGTAAGACATTATCCCTCCTTTTCATTCGGGTTTTTGTCTGTGCTGTTCCAAGCCGTGACCTCTGTTGCAACGTCTGATATTGCCTGCGCTAGGTCTTCGTGCCTTCGGTATGCAATCGTTTGCCACTTATCGCTTTCTGGTATCACGCCAAAAAGGTCTGGCTCTGGCCACTCCTCTGGCGGCAGGTCACGGACAACAGCAACACCCCAGTAGCCGTACTTACTCCTCTCAATGAGCCACACCCTCTGGTCTCGTGCCATTGCTTCGTCAAGCTCCGCAAACGCTTGGTCTATAGTTTTTGACATTTTTAACTCCTAATAGTAATCTGAGCACGATGCGAAGTATCCGCATTCGCATACAAGTTTACACTTTCTGTCGTCCATTTGCGCTCCGCAGTTAAGGCACGTCCGAACGATCTCCTCTGGGTCAACTTCCAAAACTGGGGTTGTTATGTTTTTATCCATTGACTTTTCTTTTATTTCCATTATTCTCCCGCTATGAGTGTAAAGAGCAGAAGGGCCTACCGCGACCTCCCGCCGACTTGGGAGCATGAGGAGCCGACCCGCGACACCATTCGTGTGAAGTGGGTGCGAACGGATTGGTATTGGGGCCCCGAGTGCCCGTATGACCCGTCGCACGGATGTCTTGTTGACATTCAGGGTCAGGATAACTGGTATTGCCGGCACCAGTCGCATGATAGTGATGGTCGCCGAGCAGTGTTCTCTGAGGACGACCTTCGCGAGGCGGCGTGGCGGTCATACCTTGCTAGTCGCGGAGATGCTTCAGCCAGTTAAGGAACGTCAGAAACGTTGCAATCCCAATCCCAAGGCTAATTAGGGCGGCCAGCCCGACAATCACCGCCCAGCCAATAATGTCTTGCATAATCCTCACTTGCTATAAAGCGGAATTTTCCACAACGACTGGTCAAAGCCAATCCTAGTAAACGCCCCCCTAGTCTCCTTCGTGATGGCAACTCGAGAGTCTTCTGTCCAATCGCCGCAAAGCAGCCCGTTAAGTTTGATCTTCTGTGACCACGTCCAGATACTCTTGATGATTTTTGATTGTGGCGCGGAGTGGATAAACACACCGGCAATTGAATCATCCCCGTAGCGCTCTGAGAGTGATTCTTCGTCTATCTCGTGCTCATAGAAAATCTCAGTAAACTCATGTAGGCCCAGTGTGTCCATGCTGTCGTGGAAGTGACCAGCCGACGGCTCTTTGCCCATGCTGACAAACATCCCACCGCGAATCTCCCTAACCGCACTTGCTAGCAAAATTGTTTCTTCACCAGTCCTGCGGCCAACTTCTATAAAAATAGACCTTGGCGGCAGTTGGCTAACCAGCGCGTAAAGTGCGTCGGCCCCGTGCTGCGTAAGCATTAAAGACCGAAGATACTTGCTAGCGCATAAATCGCCAGCATCAACGCGAGCCCTGTGGCAAATCTCAAAAATGCTTCTGTTGCCCAGGCTGGCGAGCCTTGGCTAGCGGTAATTTCCCTCTTGGCTGGTTTACGCTTGGATTGTTGCGACATCAATATTCCCCCCTTTTAGCTCTGTTCTCATTGCTGCATGATTGTCTTGCACGCAGTTAAATCCTGTGTCTTGCGGGCCGCCGCACTCACACGGGCACGACATTGCTGCCCACGCCCACATTGTAAACCTTAGCTTGCCGCTCTTCGCGAGATTATAAGCATACTCAAGTGACATCTTTCCCACCTCTGCCCTTTCCCTCTCGTCTTCCAGTAAGCCAAGCATTTTATCTGCAGCCGCTCCTAACCCCTATCCATCTGGCTGGCGAAGGAAAATCTGCTGGGTACCAAGGCATTGCCTCTGGCGGCCAGCAGGGGGACCACTGCCAGCTGTACTGTTCAACGCACGACTCACGCTGCTCAACTACTGTGCCGTCCTCGTCGTTGTAAATATCTCGCGTTGTGCAGACTCGAGTCTGAATAAACGGCTCCTCCCCCCTCGCCGAGATCTCACTCGCGAGCCACGCCCGGTCTTGCGACTCTTGCGTCGCCGCCCACGCTGCCAACTCCTCTGTCGTCCTGCGAGAGAACCAAGTATCCTGCAGAACCTCATCTGGAATCGGCGTTGGGGACGGGGCCGGCTCTAGGGTTGGCTCTGGCGTTGGGGTTGGTTCTATCGTTGGTTCGGGAGTCGGCTCTCCTGTTGGTTCTGGCGTAACTTCTGGGGTCGGTTCTGGCGTTGGCTCAGAGGTTGCTGGCGCTTCACCTTCTACGCCATATGTCTGGCTTACAGCGACGGCAAAGAACGGGACAAGGATGATCGCCGAAAGCAAAAGAAAGCCAATGGTCCGTGCGCGGCTACGGGTGTTCACGACCGAATAATCCCAACCGCAAAGGTGAGGATCGTAATGAGCATAAAGCTAAGCCCGATGACTCCGAACCAGTACCACGTATCAAACTTAATCATTTAAGTAGCCACTGCGCAAGCATGTAGCCAAAGGTGATCCCGGCCACCCCAAGAAGACCCTGAATATTTGGCGGGGCGGGAACATACGCTCCAAGCCCTGCAAAGATGAATCCTACGGCTCCCCCGATAAGAAGCGGAATGATGTAGTCCATTTAGCCCCCCTCTTTCTTTGCCTCAGCCACAATGTCGTCACTGCGCTCAGACACCGCATTATACCCGGCTTTAGCAAGGAAATCAAGAA